GCTTTAGCCTCACGGCTGTGTTTACCACTTCTTACAAGACCAGTACCTCGCCGTGAGTTTGCTGGGTGGGTTTGTGTCACACTTGTGACGTGCTCTAAACGACTTCCGTCGTGCAGGCTGGTCTTTTTTAATAGTCATCTTTGCATCACCAAAGCGTATGGTCTTTGTCTTGTCACCTTCTTTGGCTACTACTACAAACTTCTTAGTTGGGTGATTAGGCGTTCGCTTTGGTTTGTTGTACCCGCTTACGCCCGCTCGTGCTAGTTTTGGGTCCTTGGACTTGGGCATTACTGAGTTCCTCCACCTTGCGTTCCAAACGGTCTAGGCGCTCCCATTGGTTGTTGAACTCTTGGTTGACTCTCTGTAGCAGCAGGCGTAGTTCGTGGTCCGTTAACATTAGTTTTTCCTTGTATTGCTTTTTCTTTGAGTAGAGAATCAGCTACTTTCATACGTCGCTCAAACTCTTTGTCTTCTGCATCACCTTCTTTTAGGTTTCTAGTGATAGCGTTGATCTTGTCAATCTCAAGCTCTTGAGGCACTGCCTGAGCTTCTGCAGCCAACTTAGCAGCCCTAGCTTGTGATTCCTGAGCCTGAGCAGACAACGCTGCTGTTTGTGACTGCTGGAACTGCAGCTGTGCTTGTTGTGCTGCCTGAGCCATTTGTTGTGCTTGAGGGTTAGGCTGCATAGCTTGTTGCATAGCCGACAACAGTTCTTCACGGTTAGATAAGTTCATGTTGTCAATAATGCTTTGAATTAAGGTGTTGTACAGTGGTGACTGTCGATCCATAGTCTGCAACAACTGTACCAGCTGAGTAACTTCGTACTCACGAGCAATGATGCCTAGCGTACTGCTTGCGTTAAATTTGTAGTCAGCTACAGGGTACGACTCAGGATCAAACTGCATGTACCGATGTGCAGCCTTCTTAACAAATGGCAACAAGAATGACTGCTGAAAGTTAATTAGTGTGCGCTTGTGGCGTTTAATAATAGCGCCAAGAGACATACTAATACCAGCGGCAGTAGCCTCGCCGTTAACCTGACCCGCAATTCCTGCTGAGTCAACGGCTCCTGTTGCTTGTTGCACCATTTGCTGCAGTGCTCCTGCCTGAGCAAAAGTGATTTGACTAACTTGACCAAAGTTGAACGGCTGTAGAACTTCACGAGGATCTCCGTTGGTTAGGATCATCTTACCGGGGCGTACCTCTGGTTTAGCACCTCGTGGTAGACGAGTGGCGTCAATAGCCATCATTGGATGAATAGTCAAGCTAAGAGCGTCGATTCTAGCTCGCAATTCTGTGTCAAGTGCTTTTTGAGAGTTATAACCTTTTTCACATACACCACGACCCCAAAAACGTCCGGGTACTACGTCCCAAGGAAATGCAACAACAGGACGGTCTTCCATCATGTAAGGGTTGGCTTCAGCCTTAAGAAGAATACCGCCGTTAGCAATCACTACAACGGCTTCTACGTAACGTGACTCAGAGTCTTCCTCAGGTATTGCTTCTTCGTCTTCTTCGCTTAGAGCCGAATCTAGAAGCTCTCGTGGTACCAAACCATAATACTTAGTCAATCTTACTTTGTCGTCGTTGTAAATTGTGATGTCTTGGTCAGGCTCAAGGTCAGTATCAGGAGCAGCCATGCCTACGTATACATCACGATACACGCCTTGCTCTTGTAATTGTTCTACTTGGTGTCGGCTTACAAACTCGTCTACAGCAACACCTAAAGCGTCTTCTACAGAGGTAGCTACAGGGTCAATTAAAAAGTTCTGAGGCAGTACAGGCTTGAGTTTAACTTTAACACGGTCTGTGACGTTTACCCCTACTGCTTGTAAATCTCCGTCCATAATGGGCTGAGTAGCAGGAGCCATTTCTTTCATTTCTTCAATGACAATTTCGCCAATGCCCGTACCAAAGACAGCTGCATTGATAAGACACTCTGCGACTGCTTTACGTACCATGCAGTCTTCAAAGTCTTCGGTTAGTTTATTACGAAGAAACAGTACGTCTTGCTTTTGCGTATCACCTAAGTTATCACTAACGTCAAACCATTTACCACGTCCAAAAGTGGCTTCCTCTAGTTCTGCTACATTAGACTCAACTGCCTGTTGAAGTGCAGGAGAAATAATACGGGAACGCTCAGACTTACGCTCACTGTCAGCAGGATCCCATATGCCACGCCATAGTCTATAATACTCTTCAAATCTTGCTTCATAATTACTTTCGTAATAGTCTCTCCAGTCTTCACACTTTGTAATAACCCAGTCTTCGATAGTTTCTTCAACCATGAGTGGGTCTTGTTCATATAGTTCAGTCATATTAGTATCCTACTTCAAGCCTAAATCTTGCTTTAACTTTTCTACTTCCGCTTTAAATTTAGTACCATACGGTAGTCTTTCTGTAGGCCACGCCTGCATAGTAGGTACTGATGAATTTTTACCGCCTAACAAATAACCACCAATAATTTGATCTAGTCTAGAATGCTTTGTCCATTGCTCAAAAGGGCGCTTTTCGCCTCTGTCTTGTTCATAACGATATGATTGTTTTAACCAGTTTAAAACTTCAGGATCATTAACTGCTGTTGTGTAAAGTTTTTCTGCTCTTTCTGGATCTATTTCTTTTATTAAATGCAACCCTTCGCCAATTAACATTTCTTGAACATAGTTTTGTCCAGTGTCTGGGTTATCTTTAAACTTTTGATGGTTTATGTAAATTTTAGGCGCTCCTGTTGGAGAGTCGTCCCCTATTTTTGTTTCTGCCCATCTAAAATCATTACCTTTAAACTCAGCGGCAGACTCTTCTTCTGTAGCTTGATACTGCTCTAAGGCATTAAAAAATTTATCTTTAAATGTTTTTTCTGCCATATTAGTACCCTGCTACTACGTCTAAGATGTCGTGGTCGTCTATTTCGTATTCGTAGTCATAGGCCACGTTAGCTAATTGGTCGATGTACGCCAAAGCGTCCACCAAGTCGTCATGAGTTAAAGGATCAGGGAACTGAAACAACTGGTCAAGAAAACGACTGTTCCATTCCCCCTTGTTTAACGTAATGTACCCGTTTTCAAACCGACCCTGCAGCGCCCACATCACCCTGTCTGTTTTCTTTTTGTTACCGTGAGTTAGTTCTTCTACCCTAAAAAACGTACCGTACTTCTTTTGTAGGTCCGTTAAAGGTGACATGACGGCCTGTTTAGCAATACCTCTTTCGATTCCCACCGACACGGGACGGTAGTCTCTAACGGCCTGAAATATCTTAGTTGCTGTTTCGTCAAGTGACCATCTACCGTATATGATATTGTCAACATACCAACCATGCTCATTGACCTTAACCACGGCAATCGCTGTTTCGTCAAGCTTACTATTTTTAGTTCTTTTCTTATTGACTTCTTCAAATCCTGCCAAGTCAACAGCAATGTAGTAATCTCCTATTTCGGGCCTATCTTCACTAAATTGGACCCAGTCTTCCTTAAACATTTCTGACCCACGAGCTTCAAACGACGCCATAAATTCTTGACGGAACGCATAAGAAGACATAGACCTTTTAGCAATGTCGATTTCGTCAGGGTCCAGCAACGGGTTGTCATAAGACGTAAAGTGCCAAGCTTTGTATGTAGGGTCACTGTCTAGCTCCGCATATTTGTACAGTTCGTAAAAGTGGTTCCTGCCCATAGGTGTCCCTATGAACATCGCACATCCCTTCTGGTCAGCCAAGGCAGGTCTAAGAATCTGCTCAAATACTTCCGGTTTCATGTCGGCGTATTCGTCCATTACTAAGAACTTGAGGCTGACACCTCGCATTGTCTCTGGTCTGTCTGCACCTTTTAGACTAATTGTAGCACCGTTGACAAGCTTAATTTGCAAATTATTAATGTGACTACCGCTGATAACAGGATGCCCCAGTTCAAGCAAGGTTTGCCACATGATGTCTCTGGCTTGTCCCTGAGTAGGTGCGACGTAAAATACATGGCCTCTGTCCGCCTGTAGTGCGTTAACAATTAACATCCATGCTGCTAATCTAGACTTACCCGTACGTCGCCCAGCAGCTACTATTTTAAATCTTGTGTCGTCTGCCCAGACTTCTTGCTGCCAAGGTAGTAGTTCAATATTAAGATCCATTGAAGTTACTAAACGCTTGTGGTCTTTCTAAAAGCTCAAAGGTAACTGCTACTTCCATCTGTCCTGTTGCTGAAGATGCTTGAGTTTTTACAGTATCTCCATTGTGCAAAACAAAAATGCCTTTGTCGTTTTGACCGCCTAGTATTTCTTTATTTCCTGAACCGATACTAGTACTGTCAAAAAAGTACATTTGGTCTACACCGCCCGTCTCCCACCAAAGACTTACTTGGTTTGTACTGCCGCCGTGATTAGCAACAAAGATATACACAATATGTATTGTATAGCCACTTGGTATAGTAAATAACGTCTGTTCAGTAGCATCTGTTAACGTAATATGTTTTGTATGAAGCATTAGTACAACCAAATCACTGGAGTCGTACCCCTAGTGTCCACATGTACAAAATCATCGTCAATGCCTATACCTGTGAAACCAAGGTTCAAAGCATTAGACACAATAGAGTAGCGGTGGGCGGCATTAGTTATTTTTATGTCAGCCGCAATACCTTGGGCATGTGTTCCCGGCACCGCTTTTTTCATCTCTATAGGGTGCTTGGTTGGATGACGGTAACCCGACGTTACCTCAAAGGGGAAGCCACATGCGCCCCGCAATTGGTCTAACTTCTCTAGGAACTCTTGTTCCATATTGTTGGTGCCAGTGACCTGACAGTCAAACTCTTCTCTCTTGAAGTGCTTAAGAGCCATCTACGACCTCTCCCTCTATGATGTCGTCGGGGGTGGTTACTTCTGCAGTACCAACACCAGTAATATTAATTTGGATAGCGTTACGACCACTGTCCTTGACGACGTCTTTTTCAAACGCCCCTACAGGGAGTATACGGTCCATAACTAACTTCCAAGCAGCAGCTTGATTTTTATGGTCGTTGTCCAAAGCAGCATCAAAAATTGTTTCTAGGACCTTACGTGACTTCGGAGAAGCCAACATACGTGCTTTGTACTCATTAATTATCGCTGCGTCACCCTTTGGTCGCCCGACTTGTCCCTTGTTTCCGGGCTTTACAGCGGCTACTTCTGACTTCCGGGGTCTGCCACGACCTCTTTTTTTGATTTCAGCGGTCATAACTAAAATTATCCCTCAATATGCCAATAGTATAACACAAGTTTACATAAAAGTCAAGCTATTTTAGAGGTAATTCCAGGGATATTAGAAACTTGAGTAAAAACAATAGGTTACGTGCTATTATTTTTTACTTAATTTTTCTAATTTTGACCTATTTTGTGCCTAAGTAGCAACAGTGACAATGACAGCGATGAACTACGGCCCCCGGCCCAAAGTTATCCACAGGTTATGCACAAGTTATCCACAAGTTTTCCACAGCCTGTGCATAACCTGTGTTTATCCTGTGGACAAATAGTTATCCACACCCTTGAGTTATCCACAGGTTATACACAGGTTGTTCACAGGTTTATCCACAGTTGCGCTTCAAGTTATTCACATGGCCCTGAGACGCCCTAGGAAGCCCGTCACGGGGTTTTAACCTTAGGCCATACCATAAGACCAACTAAAGTTTTTTCGAGTTTTTGCACTTTGGGGGTTGACATGTGTGTGGACTTATGTTGGTCCCTATAGTTGGCACGTTTGTTGCTACGTGAGCTTTTTATAACGTGTGCACGTGCGACTAACATAAGACAACAAAAGCAGTCAAGAAATAATTAATGTAAATATTCACACAAAATAAATGTTGCACTGTGGCGTCACTGTGGCATTATGGACACATGGCGAAAGGGGACCCAATGCCACCCCAAAAGGTAAACACCATGGAAAACGTAACAACATCAAAAGTATTCGGACGCTCTATCATCATTCGTAAGCGTAAGGCCCTAAAGCGTCCATTTAGCTACTCTCAAGGGGAGTGCTATCACAAGCTTTCAGGCGGTCTATGGTCTCTCTATGTAGAGCACAAGAACGGACGGAACGTTAACATTAGCATCGACGACCGCTAAACAATCCAAGCTTCACGGGGCCTCGCTATATGCGGGGCTTTCGTGGTATCAGACAACCGAAAGAGGGTAACACTATGAAAGACTTCCCAATGGAAATTGACGGTGGTTATGTAATACTGTCAGACGGGTTTTTCCACAATGAGCCGTACGTAGTGGAGGAAGTGACAGAAGACGACGTCCAAGTGTATTTTTACGAGATAGACACTACGGCACGCTATAAGCGAATCTAACAGTAGACTCAAGTAAGCCCATGGTGTACGCTGTGGGCTTTGTTGATTTTATTGGAGACTAAAACTATGTACTTTGACCGCTGGGACATTTGCGAGGCATATTATTGTTATGCACGTGACTATATGAACGGACAAAACAGTCCAGAAATGCGTATTCAATCGAAGCTAAACCAAATGCGGTTTATCCCTTCGAATGCTGTAAAGCATTTGTATACTTACGAGTCACTGTCGTCTAACGGTAGGGACATTTACGATTCATTAGTGCGGAGATATGCGTAATGGTTAAACTATCGAAAGCATCAAAAATGCCGGGTCGCTCGTGGTCACTGCAAGCGTTAGACACATGCCCAGCTTCACGCAAAGCCGATGGGTCGCTAGTCGACGCCTGTTCGGGATGCTATGCCACGACAGGTAACTACCGTTTTAAGAACGTCAAGGCCCCTAGAGAACACAATCGGGAAGACTGGAAACGTGACCAATGGGTCGACGATATGGTGTCAGAATTAGACAACGACCGTTACTTTCGATGGTTCGATAGTGGTGACGTATACGACGTCAGACTAGCGTACAAGATTGTGGACGTAATGAAGCGTACACCATGGTGCAATCATTGGCTCCCTACACGTATGCACAAGTTTGCTAAGTTTGGTCCAGTGTTGGCGGAGATGTCCGCACTGGCAAACGTAGTGGTACGCTTTTCATCTGACAGCATTACCGGAGACGTCATAGAAGGCCCTCAAACGTCCACCATAGCGACGTTAGACAATGTCCCTAGTGGTGCCCTAGTTTGTGAAGCTTATTCACGAGAGGGCAAATGCGGGCCTTGTAGGGCCTGTTGGTCTAAAGACGTGGCAGTAG